ACGCAGAAAGGGTTGATATCATAATATTTATTACATATAATACACCAATAATAAAACACAATGGGATATTTAAATAATCAAGTCGTAACAGTAGATGCGATTTTAACAAATAAAGGTAGAGAACTTTTAGCAAAAAATGACGGTTCATTCCGTATTACACAATTTGCTTTAGCAGATGATGAAATTGATTACACATTATATAATCCAACTCATCCATCTGGATCTTCATTTTATGGTGAAGCAATCCAAAATATGCCTTTACTTGAAGCGTTTCCAATTGAAACCCAAATCATGAAATATAAATTAGCTACTCTACCACGTGGAACAGCTAAATTACCTGTACTTGATTTAGGTTACTCTGCAATTACATTGGTACAAGGAGCTTCACTTGCGATTACACCTCAAACATTAAACTACTTAGGTAATACTCAAACATTTGAAACTAGCGGTTACTCAGCTACAATCTCAGATGTTCGCCTATTTAGTACATTTACGGGGATTGGAATTAATACTCCGGCAGCAACCGCAGCTAATGCAGCAGTTACTTCAACCACAACACTTGGAACGAATGTTTCTACAACAGTGATTGGGTCTCAAATTAACTTGAGAGCAACTACAATAAATACATTATTTGGCTCCAATACCCAATTGTCAGCTACATTAACTGTTGTAGGTCTAGACAGTGGTGCCCGCTTAACAATCCCAGTTACAATTAATAAAACTAATTAAAATATAAACAATGGCGTTTAAAAGATTTGATCCTGAAGATTTTGTAGTAAGTAGTGACTCAATCACTTCTACACTTTGGTCAACTGGAGCCCCCGCTCTAACAGAATTTTATACTTCTTCAGTTCAAGCGGCTGGATCATCTGGAAATTATTATTTAGCAGTTTACCAAACAGCATCTAATTTATCTACAGCAGCGGTTCAATTTGATATTGCATATGCTGACAGTTTAGGAAGTGGTAGTACCTTATATAATATAAATGTACCTCAAAATTCATATACTAAAACAATTTACGGTCAATATCGTTCATTGATTTTAGAAGATGAAAATGCTAATTTTGTATTTGGAACAGGTAACAATGTTATAACAGGCTCTAATTTTTGGGTTATCTCAATTGAACGTGCCAATTACAAACAATCACTCTTTCCAGGCTCATTAAATTTACAACTTTCAGGTTCAGGTGGTATTATTAACTTAACAGATAATTCACTTGATACTACAGTAAATACATTTATTGGTTCAACCCAAGTATATCAATTAATCTCAGGTTCAAATGGTACAGCTGGTACATTAGCTAACAGTGGATATGTAGCAAATTCTGGATCATATGGTTTGGTTTTCCCTCAATTAGGAACTATTATCTTAAACCCATCTGCTATTTCCCAATCTATTAGAGTTGCTCCTAGCCGTTCAAATAATTCAGATGGTTTTAATAACCAACGACTGTTTAATGCTATTTCATTAGGTGATTCATTTACTTTAAATTCCCAAGAAACAGTTACTTCAGATTATGTGTTTGTTAGAGCACGTAACTCAGAATTTAATTACTCAGAAAACCCATCATTTATTTCAGGTTCAACCGGTGAAGTAATTTATAGTAATTTTATCAATGCTCCTCAAGTTTATATTACAACTGTTGGAATGTATAATGATAGTAATGACTTGTTAGCAGTTGCTAAAATGTCACGTCCATTATTAAAAGATTTTACAAAAGAAGCTCTAGTTCGAGTAAAACTTGATTTCTAAGAATGAATGAGTGTATTCAAACCATTTATAACGTCTGATGTCATTGTATCTCCTTTTGAGGTAAATAAATCATTCATTTTACCTAGTGAAGATTTTACTCTTTCAAATGTTGGTATAGAAAGATATTATGGTGTAAATAATACTTCATCACTTTGGATTTCTGGATCTAATCAAACCGGCCAAAATTACATTCAAGATTCTATCTTAGTTTATCGTTCGATAAAAGAACTTTATTATTCAAATTTTCTTTTAAACCCTAATGGATCCCCAGCAGGTACAGCTTCATTTAATACTGATGGTACTATAACAGGTCCTGCATATACACCAAACTATTACAACTATTTAGAAAATACATTACCTGCAGATAGATATATCCCAACTGGATCAGGTGAGATAATAGGAGTTATTTCAATTCCTTCAAATTTATTTGGAGAATACCTAAAACCAGGATCAGTTACTTTATATTCTCCTTATGATCCTATTTATCTAGTAGATGATGGAGAAGGTGCTTTAACCTCAGGCTCAATTGATTCTCAAGGAAATTTTATATCAAGTAATGTAAAGTATGGAGATATAATATATGAACATGGAATTATTACTATCACATATGATCCAATCAATTTAATTGATTTATTTATTAATACCGATAACATATATACCATATATTTTCAAAGTACACTTACAGTTTACGAAACACAATATAAGTGTACACTTAGAGAAAATGAATTTAATTTCTCTCAAAATCCAACTTTAGTTTCTGGAAGTTTAAATAGTGGAGTTTTATATGGTTTTGCTACTGGTTCATATTTTTCCCCATATGTTACTACAGTAGGTTTATATGATAATGATTATAATTTATTAGCAGTAGCAAAACTTGCACAACCACTCCCAACATCTGCTGTAACTGATACAAGCATATTAGTAAACTTAGACTTATAATTTTTTATGAATTGGTTATATAAAACATCCCCTATTGAGGACCTTTCTCAATTCCCCTCACCCACCTATGGTTTTATCTATAAGATAACCCATTTACCTTCAGGCAAATCCTATATTGGTAAAAAAGTACTTTATCACAACAAAAAAGTAAAGCTAACCAAAAAGGAACTTGCTTTATATGAAGGTGTAGGTCGTAGACCCTCCCATAAATCAGTAATATCCGAATCTGATTGGAAAAAATATTGGGGTTCAAATAAAACATTGCTTGAACTTAAGAAAACTGAACCAATAGAAAACTTTGAACGTGAAATATTGATTCTATGCCCCAACAAAAAACTTTTAACCTACTACGAAACACGAACTTTATTTGTTTATAGAGTATTAGAAACCCCTGATTTATATTTCAACGATAATATTTTAGGTAAGTTCTTTCGAAAAGATTTTGATATCTAGAAAAGATATTGTATCTTAAGGTTATGGTAAATGAACTGTTAGTCAATCTAGTTAACGGTGTCTTAGGCACAGGCAAACGTACAGCACGGGGAAATCAAGCATATACTTGTCCATTTTGCCACCACCATAAACCAAAACTCGAAGTTAATTTTACCGAAAACAAAGACGGTGTTAATCAATGGGCATGTTGGGCTTGTGGTAAGAAAGGTAAAACCATAAGAAGTTTATTTAAACAGGTACAAGTTGATGCTTCCTATTTTCAAGAACTTTCTAAACTTGTAAAAAACGTCTCTACTGAGGATATAGGAGAAGTAAAACAATCTATACTTGAACTCCCAAAAGAATTCAAAACCTTTATCAACAACAAGGATATTATTGCAAGACATGCTCTTGCCTATCTCAAAAAACGAAACGCTACCAAACAAGATATCCTCAAATATAATATAGGCTACTGTGATTCAGGCCAATATGCTAATATGATTGTTATACCCTCATATGATGCTAACGGTAAATTAAATTATTTTACCGCGAGATCATTCGAGAAAGATCCTTACACCAAATACCGCAACCCGGAAACGTCTCGCGATATTATACCGTTTGAATTGTTTATTAATTGGGACTTACCTATCATATTATGTGAGGGACCATTTGATGCTATGGCAATCAAACGCAACGTAGTTCCATTACTTGGTAAAAATATTCAATCTAGTTTGATGAAAAAACTAGTAGAATCTAAAGTACAAAAAATATACATTGCCCTAGATAACGATGCTATTTCAAAAGCCCTTGGTTTTTGTGAACAGCTTTTGGACATTGGAAAAGAAGTCTATTTGGTAGAGCTTGAAGGTAAGGATCCTAGTGAAATGGGATTTGAAAACTTCACCAAATTGATACAAACCGTTTCTCCTCTAACACAGTATAAACTGATGGAGAAAAAATTATTTACTCTATGAAAAAAAGGAACATTAAACAATCCTACAATCGCATTTTAGAGATTTCGGATGATGCAACCCAAATAACCCTCCCCGATTCTCGCTACTATCGCCGTAATGGAAAATACTACCCCTCAGTAACTTATGTTTTAGGTTACTATCCAAAAGGAAAGTTTTTTGAAAATTGGTTAAAACAAGTAGGTTTCTCTGCTGATTACATTGTTAAAAAAGCAGCTGAAGAAGGTACTCAAGTGCATGAATTAGCTGAAGAATATTTAAATGGTGCAGAATTAAACTTTCTAGATGAACGTGGTCGCCCACAATACAATCCTGATGTTTGGCAAATGTTTTTACGTTTTGTTGAATTCTGGGAAACATATAAACCAACCCTGATTGAAACTGAAGTTCATTTATTTTCAGATGAACTTAAAATAGCAGGTACGTGTGACTTGATTGTTGAAATTAATGGTGAATTATGGTTATTGGATTTAAAAACGTCTAATCAAATTCAAACAGTATATGAGCTACAAACTGCAGTTTATGGTCAATGCTATGAAGAATGTTTTGGAAAGAAAATAGACCGTTTTGGTATTTTATGGTTAAAATCATCTAAACGAGGTGCTAAAAAAGATAAAATGCAAGGCAAAGGTTGGGAGGTAGTTGAATCATCTCGCACGTTTGAGGAAAACATTGATATCTTCAAAACAGTAAAACGTCTATTTGATCTAGAAAACCCAACACATTCCCCAGTATTTACTGAATTTAGAACAACAGCTAAACGAGAGCTGTAATACGTATAAGTATGATAAGCTTGGTTCAATTGTTAAAGGAGGTTCAATCCCAACCTAAAGCCATTTTGATGGCAGGTCCTGCAGGTGCAGGTAAATCCTATACACTAAA